TTAACTACTGGACCAGCTTTAGGAATTGCAATAGTCAAATCATTAATTGCAGTAATGGTTTCATTTTCAACTGCGTTTAAAAAGTTAATTTTGGAGGCAAGATCTTCTGCGGCCACACCAAAAGCATTTGTAACGGAAATTGTTGCCTCTAATGCCTCTTGTTGCTCTACCTCACCCAAAACGGCAAGCCTTGTTGCCTCAGTTACTTGAGCAGTAAGATCTGCACCAGTTAAACCCATCTGTGCTGCATCTGCAGCCAACTCTAGAGTTTTGCTTACTTCAATGCCGTACTTTGTAAACTCTGTGGCAAGTCTTTGCATATTTTCTAATGCTTTATCAGTTGCATATTCTGTATCAAAGGCATCGCCATAAACACGCTTAAATCTAATGGCCTGCTGCTCTATTTTTTTAAATTCTCTAGCAGCAGCTGCACCCATATACGCAAGTGGAATAGAAAAACCAACCATAAGCTGACGACCAGCCCACTGAGTATTCTTACCAAAGTTTAAAAGATTAGTAGAGCCTTGCTTAAGCAGTTGATTAAACAATTGTTGTTTTTGTGCAGCAAGTGCTGTTTTTGTTGCAAGATTATCCATATCTAAAGCTAAAGGCCGTACTGCAATTGCCTTTAAGGCACCATTTGCATCACGGCCTAGCTTTATATATTGTGTTTGAAGTGTTTTTACTCTTTCACGAGCAACCTTTTCAATTGTATCAAATTCATTTTTGAATAGCCTACCAAAAGTTTTTGTGGATGCTCCAGCATATCTAAAATACTCTCCCATTGAGAGCTTATTTCTTTCAAGAGCAGTTGTAAAAGATTCTGCGGTAGTAGAAATAGACCTAACATTAGCTGCAAATTTTCCAGTTGCATTAATATTTTTAATTAGGTTATTTTGAATATCTTGAGCAGCACGTGCTTGACGTGCACCACTCTGAAGTAGCTGAGCATTTAACTGAGATATCTGTCTCTGCAGGTTTTTAATTTCTGCAATACCCACAGATGTATCGATATTAATTATAATATCGGATCTGATATCGTCAGCCATTCATCAGCACCTCCTAATTGCCAAACTATATTTACTTATTTAGTGCACCAAAAATAGTTGAGTTTCCAGATGCCTCTTCAACAATCTTGTAGACTGTTGGAAGGTCTAAAACCTCTTCTAGTGCCTTAATATCTCCAGCTAGCTCTGGCTTAAATTGCTGCATAGCAATCTGAACACACTCTAGCAAAAGGTCCATAGACTTTTCATTGTCTTCTGCAACATCCTGAATTGCCTGGAACTTCTTCAAAAATGGTCTTAGAAGGGAAACCTTCAAAGGCCTAATTGTAATTTCCTGTCCATCTAGTAGTTTAATTGTTTTTTCTTCGCTTACGGTAATTGCCATTATTAGTTCCTCCCTAAAGGCTTTTGGCTTCAATAATTATAGCATAACGAGTTCTATTTTTAGGTTAAATCTTCGTAAGAAAGGCCCATGCCAATACCAAACCCAGCTTTTTTTGCAGCTGCCCCCTGCAAAGAAATTATGTCATTTGGATTGCTTGTTTTTCCTTTACTAAAAACCTTTGCTTTCATTTTTTCCCAGGCATTCTGGTCAGACTTTCCAGTTTGTTTGTCTAAATCAACCCCCTGTATTGCTGCAAAAAACTTTTTTTCATTATAGTCAAGCTCTCTTTTTGTTTCTATAATAGACGTTAGCTCTGGCATAGAAATGCTTGCTTCCATTTCTTCGTAATTTTTCCAAATACCAGTTAAAAATACCTCAGCCTCTAGCTTAACAAGATCTAAGCCAGACCAGTCTGCCCCACCACTAATTGCCTGCTCTTTAACCTCTTGATTACTTTCTTTTTGAATTTTTACTCCAGCTGCAACATCAATAATTTTATAAATAGTCTTTAGATCGACATTGTCCTCTAACTCAGATATTGTTTTTATTGATGGATAATATTGCTGCATACAAACTCTTGCACATTCAGATAGAAAAAATATGGCCTCATCATCATCTTTAGCAGTTTTTACAAACTCAAAAGCATCCATAAATTGTCTTAAATATTTAATTTTTAGTGGGGATATTTCAATTAGGGTGCCATCTATTAGCTTAATGATTGCTGTTTCATATACTCTGGTCGCCATCATACTATTATATCAAAAGCAAACTGCCCCAGCAAATAAATGCCAGGGCAGTTCTATTAAGTTATATTAACAACTAGGCTGCTAGTGTGCGGTCAACAATCTTTCCGTACGAACCTGAGTCGTTTGGCAACAGGCGGAATGAAACTTCAAACATTGTAGCCTCATCACGCTTTGCACTTACAGTAACGCTCTCAATTGAAAGTGCACGGTAAGCAACATAAACACGCTCAATAGAAGAGCCTGCCTCACAGTCACCAGTACCAGGACCAACAGCAACTAAACCACGCTCTACTGGACACTCTCCAATGTCACCTGCGGACAGGTTCATTGTAACGTCTCCAGATCCGTCAGCTGCACCTAGGTCATTTTCGTTAGCAGCAAGTGCAAACAGAAGGTTTTCTAGTGTAGCTTCAGCGAATGTGGTGTTTAAGTTAACCTGCATACCCTGCTTGAATAGCTTAGCAACGTCTAGAACCTGGTCAACCTGAACTTCACCGAAGTCTGGCTGGAAGACGATTTCTAGACCGTTCATTGTGTAACCTACGTTACGGAATCCTGCCTCATCGCTTAGTGTCTCACGGTACGAAACGTCAGCTTCGTAACCAGGAAGAATACCAGCAGCTGGAAGCGGACCGTCTTCGTAAGTAAACAAAGCGGCTGCACCAACAATAATATTATTGCTTGTACCTCTTGAATATGCCATAATTTTCACCTCTTTTTTCTATATGGAATAAGTGGGCGATGTTTCCTCAAGTTAATTATATCAGTATTTTATTAAAGAACTGTATCGTTATAAGTGGCATTACCACCAGCTCCATAACCCTTTGTATGGTAGCAATAGTCAATAATTATCTTATTTCCAGCATAGGTTCTAGCCGTTCCAAAGTCAATAATATCCCTTGTTTCTTCTAGCTGGTATATCTTAATTTCATGGAAATATACTGGGGAAAACTCTTCTTTGTAAAGTCCTGTTACTGGATTATAGTCTGGACTATTAATAATCCAATCATTAAGATCTTGTGCAGACTCATCTCCACGATCTAACAAGTCTTGAACCACTTGAGTAGCAAAAATTAAAGCCTCTGGATCGCTGTGCATTTTATAGAAGTAATACAGCAACTGCTCATCTTTAATGTGTGGAAATGGCCTTCTACGCATTTTAAACATTCTGTCATATACTGCAAAAACATCGGCAGATGCCTCTGGGAATGTCTCTGTAAGTGCCTGTAAATCTGTGGGAGCAACTGGAAAAAACCTCATTATTCCAGCAGTAAATCTTTCCCTACCAAGTGCTGATGGTATCTTTTGTGATAAATAATCATTAATAAAAATTGGTGGGTATGATATTGCCATTATACTAATCCTGCCTTCTGAATCCATCTTTTACCAACATTAATGCCCCTAGATCTTCCGCCTCTTTTACCAGAGCTAAAGTTTATACTAAAGTCTCTTGGGTTACGCAAATAAGTTGCTATTCCAGTAATTTCTAAAAATGATTGTCTAAAGTATCTGCCAAAGAATGAATCAAAAACCTTTTTATACTCTCCCTCAACCATTCCTCCAGGGTTATCAACCGTGACTGGCTTAGAAGTAAATATCTGCTCGCCATTTTCTTCAAATACAAGAACTCTTTGTTTTGGAACAATAGTTACTGGGATGCCATTTTCCATAATCTCTGCTTTATTATAAAATGGAACCTTTGATCCATTTTTTACAGATGTAGATTGTTTAAATGTAGAATTAAAAGAAAGACCTCCGCCATTTACTATATAAGATATATCAAATAATCTAGCATCTGGGGACCCAGTCTGGTACCACTCATATACGTGATGCATTAGTTGTGAATTTACTCTGGCATTAGAATCAATATATTGTTTTAGGCCTTCTACAGAAACAGCACCAAGCTGTCTTAAAAACGAAGGAAAGCCCTGCTTTACACCATCAATAAACCCAAACATATAGCCAATAGTGTTGTCCATATCTCTCATAAACTGTTTATTATTAATCTTTAAGGCTATCATTATATATCTGCCGCCTGGTTTTCTGATCTACGAATAACTATCTTGTAGTATTCAACATTTCCAAATGGCCCAACAAAAGGCTGGTTTGTTGCAATTTCAAATATAGTGGACTTTCCCTTTCTGGGGCCAGACGTTTCTACGTATAAAGGATTGCAGTTTTTATCTCTTATATTTGTAACAATAATGTTTGTTATTGAACTGCTAGCCTGCCTGCTTGAAATCCTTAAATCTTCTTTAGTTCTGCCTAACATAATGTTATCTTGAGTAAGATCGACATTTGGCTTTACTTCTTCTTTCCAGGCTGTTCCAGTGGTATTAAAATTACATGCAACTGTTCTATCTAAAATCCAATTTTTCTTAACATTGCCAAGTGGGCCTTGCTCCACTATTGGATAAAATATATCTGCTTCCATTGGAAATGCAAAGTCTGTTTTGTCTCCACATGCCATTACAAAACTCCCAATGTCTTAATAGGCCTACGATACTTTGAAAGTATCTTGTCTACCAGAATATTCCCCGTCCCGTCAAAAACGCCAGCATCAAACTTAATTTTAAACTGGTCTGTATTGTAATCAGATATGTATCTCTTGTAATAATCTAATCTTCCACAAGCAATATCTTCTACAAGCAACTCTGTTGCTCTGACAATATCTGATGGAATCTTTTTATATCCAAATTCTCCAACGACAAGATAGTCAAAGCTTCTTGGAAATCCTCTATAAACAAAATTTAAATCTAACATATCTGAGCCTGCTGCAGGAAGCAGTGTAGGTGCAGACTCATTTCTATTTATTACCTCTGTTGTTTTTTCCTGAATGCCTAGTCCACCATTGGCAACTTCATAGTGAATTAAATAGTCATCTGGATTATCTGCATCAAAAATTAAAACATTATTTTCATATAGCTTTAAAAGCTTCTTGATATCTCCCCATACTGGCAAAATATCTGCACCAAGACCAGTTATAGAGTAGGCTTTCTTTTTATAATAAAAGCCATCTTCAATTACTGAATCAATAATGGCTCTAGCAAGTTCTTCGTTTTTTCTATATTCTTCAACGTCAGTGGCCGTCTCTCCTTTTGTATTTGGATCAACATATGGCCTTACTACATCTACAATATATTCGTCATCATTAATAGATATGACGTAAGTATTATCATAAAATGCTGGTAAAGATATTGTTATTTTCGAAGATAGATTTGATGTTGCCTCGCCGCTGGTTATTGAAGAGTCCGCCATATCCAGAACTGTATACTCATATTCTGTGCTTGGTAAAGCAACAGTAATGGTTACATCAGTATTATATGGCGGAACTCTCAATATTTCCATTAGTTATTGTTCTCCCGTGCCTTTGCAAGCTCTTCTGGTGTTACAGTCCTAATGTGGCTACGAGTTAGCCACTTTTCAGCCTGCTCTGGGCTTACTAGATTGTATCCCCTATAAACCTTTCCTACAGAACTCCAAGTAACATTTTTGGTTGAAAAAATAGCTACCTTTTCTGACTTTGCTTCTTGCTTCTTAGCAGATGGCTTTGCCTTCTTAATAACAGTTCCAGTTCCAATAACTCCGTTTTCAACTGCAGTCATAGCCTGAACTGTAATCTCTTCGGCTGGAATTAATCCAGCACCACTAGAAATTACATTTTCTGGTGCATTTAGCCTAGCTTCTTGTTCTGCAACCGCTTCTTCATACTTTTCAATTAATGGCATGAGGTCAATTGTATTTTCTTCTGTTGCCACAACATCATTATTTTCTGCTGCCACAGGAACAACATCCTCATTCTTATTTTCTTCTGACATATATTCTCCTTATATTAATTAATTATAACAGATTAATGAATAAGAGGGCAGGAGCTAGATGCCCCTGCCCCCTCAATTTTGGCTTTACAGACTATGCGTCTGAAGCAGCGTCAGCGAACGCAATAGCGTCCTCTTCCTCCCACTGTACACCAAAGCGAACGAATACTGTGTATTCAATTGTGTCCTTCTTTGGCTGGTACATGCGGTTTACAGTGATGTCTCTCTGGAATCCCCAAACACGGTTGGCTGGGAATGTGAGGTCAATGTAACCATCTGGGTAGTAAGGAACTTCCTGAACGTCAATTCCTAGAACACGGGTAGTGCGAGCACCACCAAATGTCTGGCCTTGTCCATCTAGGTAAGCCTGAGTGTTAGCTGCAGTGTTACCATTCTTTCCAAGAGCCTCGGCAATTGCGTCAGATAGTGTACCGTTGTTCTTAACGATACCCTGGAATGCGTCAGTACCTGCGTAGAACTTTAGGTTCGACTTGATTGCACGATACTTACGTGGCATAGCAAGAATAATTTCCTGCATAACCTCTGGAGTCCATGCATTGTCAGCTACTGTTACGACAGCTTCGTGTGCATCTCCGTTGGTCTTTACCTTGTTAACGAAACCATTCATAATTGAAAGGAATGCGTCTGAGCCAGTTCCTGTACCATTGATTGCTAGGTCTTCGATGTCATTTGCAAATGCATTTGTCATCAAACGAACTAGGTGATCTTCTAGTGCAGCCCCCTCAATACCGTCTTCAAGAGCCTCAGCTGAGACTTCCCAGTCAAGACGGATCTTCTTGGTTGATAGTTCAACCTTAGAGAACTGAGCACCAGTGTTTTCGTAGTTACCTACAGCCTGGGCTGCAGCACGAATTACACGCTCACCAACGTTAACCTTCTCAAGTTCCATGGTGTTAGCTCGCATAGTTACACGGCGACCATCCTTGGCGAGTACAGTTGCATCCCATACGTAGTCAATAAACCTACGTGCCTGTTCAGGGCGTAGAATACCACTGCCTGCGTCACCCGAAGGATTTACAGCGTTTGGTCCAGTTGTTAGACCATATTCAGCGTTAGGGATGTTACCCAGTGTGTTAAGGCCTGGATCTGTTACTCCACCAACACCACCAGATGCAAACGCACCCTGACCTTGGAAAGTACCAGGAGCAGTGCCACCTAGTTCACCAGATTCACCTGGCTGATTCTTAATAATCTCTTCCGACATATTGTCACCTCCTAAGTGATTTTTTTCTTATCTAAATAAGTCGGCAGTTTTGAGGAAACGTCCGCCCCATAGGGATTTTTCAACCTTTTCTGGTTGATCCTGTACGATCTCGCCTAGATCGCCAGACTTACGAAAAGCGG